GGTTGGGACGCCCTTCACGCACGCGAAGGTCGAGTTCCTGATCTCGGCCGGAGGCACGCCATTCGTCGCCGGCGATACCTTCACGCTCTCGACCGCGCCGCCGTGGGTGGGCCTCCGAAAGACGCTCGGGGCCCGGGTCGAGGCGACGCAGGGCAACACGGGGTCCAAGGCGGTCCAGAACATTGTCGACGGGAAGAACGCCATCTCAGACGCCTACTGGCGTGTCCAATCCCCCATCACGTTGCCGCAGGACGTGGAGTTCACGTTCTTCGAAGCCGAGACGATCGCGAGGTACCAGATCGCCGCGTTCATGGACTACTACGAGCACTACCTCCCGAAGTCGTGGACGCTCCAGTACTGGGACGGCGATTCGTGGGAGGACCTCGACTCGCGCTCGGGCATCACCGATTGGACCGAGCTCGCGATCAAGACCTTCGAGATCGCCTCCCCCGTTTCGGCGACCAGATATCGGCTGCACATCACCGAGCTCAACAGCACGGTCTGGCTCTACATGGGAGCGATGCGCCTGCTCCGTTCCGACGGAGTCGACGCAGCCTTCTCGCAGACCATCTGGCAGGCGCCCGGGGACGACGGCGACTCGGAGATCCTCGTCGGGGTCCACGGGTTCGAGCGGCAGGACGCCGACTACTACAACTGGGAGCTTGCGTCATTCGACGCCTACCTCGCGACGTCGCTCTGGCGCGAGCAGGCGGGGCACCACAGCAAGCTCTACATGCCGCTGTGGAACGACAGCATCCCCTACTGGTTCGTCGCCGACGGACGCAGGGCGATCGTCGTGGCGAAGCTCAACACGCAGTACGAGGTCGGCTATCTGGGACTCATCGCCCCGTTCTTCTCGCCGGAGCAGTGGCCGTACCCGATCGCGCTGGGCGGCTCGATGGCGTTCGGGCCGACGCCCCCGTTGTGGAACTCGACCGACTGGCGCTGGTCGAACAACAGCATCAACCACCGGGCGTTCACGCACTCAGACCCCGGTTCGTCAATCAACGACGAGGCCGAATGGCATCAGATGCGCGCCCGGAACTGGGACGGCGGATGGCTTGGCTTCGCGTCGCGGTCGAACGATGGGACGCCTTACTTCCCGGACCACGGCGTCACCTGGCCGTACTGCTGCGGCCTCACGTTTCTCGATCCGAACATCGACGAGAGCTACACGCTCTGGCCGATCATGCTGAACACCGCCGTGCCGAACACGATTGGGCAGCTCTCGGGCGTCGCCTGCGTGACCGGGCAAGGGCTCACGGCAGAGACTATGGTGCGCGTCGGCGCGGTCGACTGGATGGCGCTTCACGACGTCTTCCGGACGGACCGCGATGACTTCCTCGCGATAGCACTGGACTGACCTATGGCTGCTTCCTATCAGACGGGCATCAGCTCCTCCCCCACGAACCTCCTCCAAACCGTCGTGTCGTGGCTCACGACGCAGGGCTGGACCGTCGATCTCTCCGCCTCGGACGGATCGGGCTGGCGCGCGCACCTGCACAAGAGCGGACTCTACGTGAACCTCCGCTCCGCGATGGACGAGAGGATCTGGCCCTACAACGGGAGCTACCACGACAGGGGGAACGGGGGCTACGGGATCGGGCTCTATCTCGGCGACGGCTACAGCGGCGCGGCTGCCTGGCACGAGCAGAGCGGGCGTCCCGTGCGGCTCGAGGACGGGTCCACTATCGGCTGTGGCGCCAACCTGCCGGCGGGCTCGGTCGCGGCATACCACCTCTTTGACGACGGCGCCGACCACATCATCGTCGTAGTCGAGCGCTCGCCCGGCATCTTCTGCTTCCTCGGGTGGGGACCGGCGCTGGCCGCCGCCGGGCAGCCGGAGGACTTCCCCTACTTCTTCGGGAGCTCGGGCGCCGTTCTGAACACGCTGGACACGGACCCGGGAGGCGACCGCGGCGGGATCAACATCACGGCGTATCCGCCGATGTCGCACGCCGATGATGAGGTCTCGAGCTACACGGGATCGACGCACCGGGTCCACACAACGGCGATGGTCCGGGTGGACGCGGCGACCTTCAGCGGCCGCTGGGTCGGGAACTGCGAGTACGAGGACGGCGGCTACGGATACAGCGGCCGCATGATGCGCTGCGCGCTCAACATCGGCCCCGGTGGCGGGCTAAATGAGGGCCAGTTCCCATGCTACCACCAGCTCGGCGACTACGACCGGATCCACCAGACGGCCTACGCCGGCGCGCTCCTTCTCCCGCTCCACTGCTATGTGCTCACCGACCCGGGCGCCCGGTGGGCCCCGCTGGGATACCCGCCTTCGATGTTCTGGTCCGAGGCCGTAGGGCACGGCTTCGCGGCCGGCGAGATCTACCAGGTCGGCGGGCTCGACTACATGCTGTTCCCGCACTTCGCTGTGAGGAAGGGGGCATGAGGTGGCAACGGGCGTACCCGTACCTTCCGCGCTCTCCCTCCCGGAGATGGGCGTGCAACAGCTGCAGGGAGCCGACCTTCCGCTCCCCACGGATCCGGCGTGGACTCACGCTGTCCTAGCCTTCGTTGCCGATCGAGGCGCGCTCGCGGACCCACGGCCGGACGCCTACGAGAAGAGCGGGCTCCCCGGGCGCACACACGACCTCGTCTTCCACGACTGCATCCACGTGATCCCCCGCCGGCGCGACCTCGGCGCCGTCGTCTCGGAGCAGGAGATCGAGGTCGAGGTCTGGAACGCGTTTCTCGCCCGGGCGCGGATCCTCGACGACATCACGGTCGAGGGGCCCGCCGGCATCGAGGTCATCGACCATCTCGGCCTGCCGGCCCACTTCCCGGCCTCCGACTCGCAGGTCTACACCGTCAAGGCGGCCGCCGAGGGCGACCCGCAGATCGACAACGTGGTGGCCTGGGTCTTCGTGGGCATCGACGAGAGCGGCACGGGGATTCGGATCCTCGGCTTCAGGCTCATCCCCTTCCCGTTCGCGCCGAACATGGCGCAGCCCATCAACGAGACGTTCGGGTACCTCACCGACATCCTATCGGCCTACACAGGCATGGAGCAGCGGATCCAGCTCCGCGCCGTGCCGGTCGGCACGCTCTCCTACTCCGTGTTCCTGAACGAGGCCCGCGACGCGCAGATGGCGGCTGCGGTCCTCTTCGGAAACCAGCCGCGGGCGTTCGGCGTGGGGCGATGGCAGTTCCGGACCGCGCTCGGCGTCGATGCCCTCATGGACGACCTCGAGGTCTACTGCGAGACGAGCGACATCCCGTTCGAAGCCGGAGGCCTCGTCATGCTCTGGCGCGACCCCTACAACTGGGAGATCCAGACCATCGCATCGGTCGAGGCGGACCATCTCGTCCTCACAACGGGCCTCCAGCACTCCTGGAGCGTGGGCGTGACCTCGGTAGTGCCGGCGTTCGTCGGGCGCCTCTCGGCGGACGAGGCGCTCACGTGGCAGTCGCTTGCGGCGGTCTCGCAGAGCCTGACCTTCGATGTGGACGGGTTCCGGCCATGACCTATCTCGGGTACGACGTCCTCGAGCTCAACTACAACCGCGTGGGCGGAATCGAGGAGCGCCTGCATAGGAAGTTCGTGCTCCTCGATCCCAAGACCGGCAAGCGTGTCACGGATGAACAGTCACCGGCGCCCGCGGCCATGCGGCCGTTCACGTGGACGGCGCTAGGGCGCACAGAGATCACCGCCATGCGCGAGTTCCTCGGCGCACGCGCTGGCCGCTCCGTCCCGTTCTGGCTCCCGAGCTTCCAGTGGGACCTCTCGCTCACGGAGGACATCCTCGAGGCCCAGGCGATCGCGACCGTGCGCTGGGTCCGTTACACGCAGCAGATGTGGGGCACGGCCGGAGCGCGCCGGCATGTCGCGCTCTGGACGCTCGGCAGCGGGGCGATGGACTACTACCGCATCGCCGACGCCGACGACCCCGCCGACTACGAGACCGAGAGCCTGACACTCGACCCCGCAGCCGTCCGGGCCTACTCCAAGGACACCACCGTTGTCTCGTTTCTGAAGCTCTGCCGGCTCGAGGACGACCGTGCCGAGATCTCCTACCCCACCGGGTGCGCGGCGGAGGCCACGATCCGTGTCCGCGAGCTTCCTCTGGAGGCCCCGGCATGACCTACGACGAGAGAGAGCGGAGCAGATACGATGGCCAGCCTGTCGAGGGCTTCAGGTTCGTGCAGGGCGGGAACCTCTGGCTCTACACCTCCGCCGACCGCGAGATCACGCTGCCGATCGGCACGTTCACGCCCGAGCCGATCACACGCACGCCGCTCGATTTCTCGCAGGAGGACACCGGCGAGTCGATGGAGTTCACCGTCGCCCGCACGAACCCCGTGGCCGCGCTCTTTATCGGCGACGTGCCGTCATCGCCGGTCTGGGTCACAGCCTACCGAGCGCATCGCGGTGACGAAGCAGAGGCCATCGCGTTCTTCACCGGCAAGGTGACCCGGGCGCGGTTCGCGGAATCCGAGGCCATCCTCGTAGGGACAGGGCTCAACACGGTCCTGAGCCGTGCCGTGCCGGTTCTCAAGATGCAGACCCCGTGCAATCACGTCCTCTACTCGGCCGAGTGCGGTGCTAACCCCACGGCATGCCGTGACTCGGTCACGGTCACAACCGTTGACGGCGCGACCGTCACGTCGAACGACTTCGCGCTGAGGCCGGACCAGTGGTTCCGTGGCGGACGCCTTCAGACGTCCGAGGGCGAGACGCGCTTCATCGCGGACCACGTCGGAGACACCGTGAAGCTGATCTCGCCGCTTCCAGGGCTCGAGTCGCTCGACGTCGTCTGGGCCTACTGGGGCTGCGATCACCTCGAAAGCACGTGCCTCGACAAGTTCGAGCAGCTCGACAACCACCTCGGCTGGTCGCGCCTGCCCAGCCGAAACCCGTTTCAGGGGAGCATCGAGTAATGGCCTGGTGGGTCACGGCGCTCATCTACATCGGTCTCACGCTCGTCTACGAGCTCATTCGGCCCAAGCCGAAGTTCGACTCGCCGGACCCGTCGTCGATCGGCGACTTCCAGTTCCCTACCGTCGGCGAGGGCCGGCCGATCCCGATCGTCTGGGGCACGTGCAAGCTCGCCGGGCCCATGGTCACGTGGTACGGCGACCTCGAGGTCCAGGCCATGAAGAAGACCGTCCAGACGGGCCTCTTCACTTGGGAGGAGATCACTACCCACTACAGGTACTGGCTCGGGATCCAGCTCGTGCTCTGCAGCGGAGAGATCGACGAGGTCGTCGAGATCCGGTTCGACGACAAGCCGTGCGAGAACGTGACGTTCACCCCGCAGGCGAACCGCACGAAGGTCCACGTCGATGAGATGACCTTCTTCGGCGGCGACGACGAGGAAGGCGGCGTCTACGGCGACATCTACGTCTACCACGGGAACTCGTCTCAGGAACCCCATCCCTACCTCCAAGACCAGCTCGGGGACGACATCCCCGCGTGGCGGCAGATCTGCTACGCGGTCTTCAACCACGTCTACCTGGGCACGAGCCCCTACATCAAGGACGTCGCCTTCGTTGTGCGCCGATGCCCGAACAGCCTGGGCCTCACCGGCGGCGCCGAGAACATCGACGGCGACGCGAATCCCGCCGCCATGATCTATGAGCTTCTGGTGCGGCCCCCGGGCAAGAACGGCCTCGGGCTGCCCGAGGGGTTCGTTGATGTCGACAGCTTCCGTGCGGTGGGCCAGACGCTGGCTGACGAGAACATGGGCCTCTCGATGGTGCAGGACCGCTCCACGCCGGCGCGCGACCTGATCCTTGAGATTCTTCGGCACATCGACGGCATCGTCTACGTGGAACCCTCGACGGGGCTCCTCACGATCACGCTCGTGCGCTTCGACTACTCGGCTGAAGAGCTGCCGGTTCTTGATGCGGACTGCTGCACGGTGACGGCGTTCGCGCGGGCCTCGTGGGGCGAGATCAAGAACCAGGTCCGGGTGTCCTACGTTGACAGGGCTGACGGGTTCGTCGAGAAGACCGTGCAGGCGCAGGACCTCGCCGCGATCGAGGCGCAGGGCGGCGAGGTATCGACGCAGGACCTCCAGCTGCGTGGGTTCTCGAACGCAGCGGGAGCTCAGCAAGCGGCGGCGCGGGCTCTCGTCGCGGTCGCGTACCCGCTCGCTTCCCTGACCATCGAGGCGGATCGCACCGCGTGGTCCTTCCGGCCGGGGACCGTGTTCAAGCTCGTCTGGCCGCCGCTCGGGATCCACGGCATGGTCTGCCGCGCGCTTCGTGTCGGAACCGGCGAACTCCTATCCGGCAAGGTACTCATCGAGGCGATGGAGGACATCTTCG